CCTACCGAATCATTGTTGACGGCAAGGCCAAGTACGAAAAGACCATGCAAGGCGCGGGCGCTGCCCCGATCATCGCCTGCCGTTACAGGCACCAGGCCGACTCCGCATGGGGTCCTGGCCCGGCGCACAAGGCAACGCCCCGCTCGCGGGTGCTGGACGAACTGTCCTACCTGTCCCTGAAGGCCATCCAGAAGTCCGTCGATCCTGTCACCTTCTACGAGGAAGACGGGGTGACGAACATCGAGGGGGGCTTGGAGCCCGGAACCTATGTGCCCATGGCCATCGGGACCAAGGCGCCATCCCCCATGCAGGTCGATACGCGCTTCGACGCGATGATCTTCAAGTCGGATGAACTGGCCAAGGGGATCAGGAAGGCGCTGTACCAGGACCGCCCTGAGCAGCCCGGCCAGACCCCGCCGACCGCCACGCAGTGGATGGACGAGAAGGCGTGGAACACCCGGCGCCGGGAACTACCCCGTGACCGTTGCGTCCGTGAGTGGGTCTTGCCCATCATCGAGCGGGTGGCGTGGATCCTGAAGGAGCGCGGCCAGCTTCCTGATATCAAGCTGAAGGGCGGGGACGTTGTGAACGTCCGCCCGATCTCGCCGCTGTCCAAGGCCAAGGACCTGGAGGATATCCAGGTGACGAACCAGATCATGCAACTGGCCATGGCGGTCGGGAACCTGAAGCAGACCGGCGCCCCTGTGGACGTGAAGGCGACCATCGAAAACCTGCGGTCCACGGCCAAGGAACGCCACCTGGCCATGATGACCGACGAGCAGATCGCCCAAGAGCAACAGATGGCCATGATGGCGCAAGCAGCGGGAGCAGCCGGTGGCGCGTAAATGGTCAGACATGCGGCCCCCTGCGCCCGTGCGAACGGTCCAGGTGGAAGACCCCATCGAGACGGTCATCGCTCGCCTGTCGGGCACCCATGACGGGCGACGCCTGTTCGAGTTCCTGATGGAGGAGGCCCTGCGGCCCGCGCCAGTCGGAGCCCCGGCTTCCCTTGTCAGGGAAGCGGATGGCGCCCGGCGACTGGTGGACCGACTTCGTGATATGGCGTCTGTCAAGGCATAAAAGCACCGTGCGTTGAGACAGGTCACAGGGCGCGCGATTTTGCGCCCATGATCGAAAGCGTACCCAATCCTGATGGTGAAGGCGTCCCCGTTGTGGACCCCCTGGTCGCTGCTGCGCCTGCGCCTGTTGCCGTCGCCCCCACCCGCCCCGAGGCCCTGCCCGAGGACTACTGGGACGGCGAAGCTGGCGCCCCGAAGTGGGATGCGCTCTCCGAGAAGCTGACCAAGGTCCAGGAATACGAGGCTGCTGAAGCCGCGCGCCGCGAGGCGGTTCCCGTTGAGGCCAACGCCTACAAGCTGGACCTCCCCGAGAACGTCGTGGGCATTGACGGCAAGCCCGTCCGCCTGATTGCCGACGATCCGGCGACCAAGGCGGCGCAGGAGCTGGCAGCCAAGCACGGCCTGACCCAGGAACAATTCACCGATTTCGTCGCCTTCCATGCCGGTCAACTGCTGGCGGGACAGAAGGCGGCTGACTCGGCCATTCGCGCCGAGATGACCAAGCTGGGTGCGGAAGCCCCGGCCCGGATCAAGGCCGTTGAGTCGGCCCTGAAGCAGCAGCTTGGCGACAAGGGCACGGCCCTGTCGGACAGCCTGTTTACGGCGGAAGCGGTCGAGGCCCTTGAGGCCCTGATCGCCAAGCTGACCACCCCCGCAATTTCCGCCCCCCACCAGACGGCGGCTCAGGATCTGAGCCTCGCTGAACGCATGTATCAGAAAGGCTGACCTAGATGGCCGCTATCGGCGCTTCCTTCTATTCGCTTGCCGACCTGCACAAGGGTTCCAACCCTGCAATCGGTGCGACCATCGAACTGCTGACCCAACTGAACCCCATCATGGAAGATGCGGTTGCGGTTGAGTGCAACATGGGCACCATTCACCGGCACAGCATCCGCACCGGCCTGCCTTCGGTTGCCTGGGGCAAGCTCTACCAGGGCGTGGCTCAGTCCAAGTCCAGCAAGCAGCAGGTCGATGACACGACCGGCTTCATCGAGGGTCTGTCGTCCATCGACAAGCGCCTTCTGGACCTGGCGGTTGCCGCCAACCAGTCCGAGGCCGAGGTTCGGCTGGGCGAGGCTCGCAGCTATCTGGAAGCGATGTCGCAGGAAATGGCGACCTCGATCTTCTATTCCGACACTGCCGCCAACCCCGAGAAGATCAAGGGCCTGGCCGCCCGTTACGGCCTGTCCACCGGCTCTGTCGGCAATCAGGTCATCAAGGCTGGCGGCGCTGGTTCGGACAACACCTCGATCTGGTTTGTCACCTGGTCGCCCGACCACACCATGCTCCTGTATCCGCAGGGCACGGCTGGCGGCGTGACCCGCGAGGACAAGGGCGAGCAGCGGGTTCTGGACGGTTCGTCCAACCCCTACTTCGTCAAGGAAGAGATGTTCACCCAGCACCTCGGTGTTGCCGTGAAGGACTGGCGCTACAACGCCCGCATCTGCAACATCGACGTTTCCGACCTGCGGGCCGGTTCGGTCGATGTCTACGACTACATGCGGACCGCCTACTACCGCCTCCAGAACCGCCGCGTTCCCGGTGGCAAGCAGGTCATCTACTGCAACCGCGACGTTCTGGAATGCCTGGACCGCCTCGGCAGCAACAGCGGATCGGCTGACAACTTCGTGCGCCTGACCCCGATGCAGGTCGAGGGCAAGGAAGTCATGACCTACCGTGGCATCCCGATCCGCGAAGTTGACGCTCTGGTCAACACCGAAACCCTCGTCTCGTAAGGAGCGACTTCTATGATCTTCTCTGCACAGGACGAGTTCTCGAACAAGCAGGCGGTCACGGCTTCAGCGGCCTCGACCAACTATATCGACCTGCTGGCGACCGGCACCCCCTATGGCGCCGCCGCTGCCCTCAACCGCGATCTGGGCAAGGGTGGGAAGATCCCGCTCCACATCCAGGTCACGACCGCCTTCGCCACCCTGACCAGCCTGAAGGTGGCGGTCCAGACGGACGACAACTCGTCCTTCTCGTCCGCCGCCACCATCCTGGAAACGGAAGCCATCGCCGCCGCCACCCTGATTGCCGGGTATGTGTTCAACATCGACAGCATCCCGCTGAAGGCGTCCGAGCGTTACATCCGGCTCTACTACACCGTGGCCGGATCCGACGCGACCGCAGGCAACGTGCAGGCTGGCATCACCATGGGCAACCAGCAGGCGCCCATCTAGTGGGTCGCTACGTCGCCACTGCCCCTGTAGCCCTCGCCTCCGGTATCGTGCCGGAAGGCGGGGAGTTCTCGTCCGACGCGGTTCCCGGCCTGGCTTGGGAACCGCTGGACAAGGACGCAGAGAAGGCTGTTGCCAAGGCCAATGCCGACCGCGCAGAGCGGAAGGCGGCCAAGGCTGCGCCGAAGACCGAGGACAAGCAGTCCCGGCGCGACCCCATGGTGTTCCAGCTCCGCAAGGAAGTGGACGCCCTGAACGCCGAGGTTGCCGCCCTGAAGGATATGCTGGAAGCCCTGACCGCCCCGGCGGTGGAGGCTCCTGCCGACCTCCAGGACGACATGGCTGAAACCATCGAAGACTAGCTTTACCGGCCTCGCCACCCGGAGCAAAGCCCGCAGCGGGAATGGACGCCTCTGCGGGCTTTGTTTTGCCGTGCGTTGAGCGTTCACCGCCAATGGGGACCATGCACTCATGCCCCGATATGCCAACGACATTGAGGTCATCCAGGCGGCGCTTCACCGGGTAGGGGAGGCGTCGATTTCGTCTTTGACGGACGGGTCCGCCGCCTCGCTGGTCGCCGCCGCCAACTACGAGGGAATCGTGGGCGACCTGCTGGAACGCCACGCCTGGTCCTGGGCGACCAAGACCGAAACCCTGACCCTGATCGGTGAGAGCGACAACAATGCGTGGGGCTACGAGTATGCCCTGCCCGACGACATGATCAACCTGCGCTTCCTGACCCGTGACGGCATCCAGATCGGTGAGGGGCAATGGGCGCTTCAGGGCGACCGGATCCTTGTGCTGGCCGAGGGGGACTATCAGGCGACCTACACCCACCGGGCGTCTGTCTCCCTGTGGTCCTTCAACTTCGGTGAGGCTGTCGTCACCCGGCTCCAGGCTGTGTTCCTTGAGGGCCTTCTGGACCGCTGGCAGGACGCGCGCCTGAAGGAAAAGGACGCAGACGCCAAGTTCATGAGGGCCATGGTCCGCGACCGTCGCCAGTCCCCGGCGACCCGCGCCTACCGCGCCACACTGGCCCAACGCTGGACCAACTGGAGGGGGCCGGATTATCGCCGGGCAACTGGTGGCTAGGCGCTGGACCTTCACAAACGACCTGTCTGCGGGCGAGCTGGCCCCTGACTACATGAAGCGGTCTGACGCTGCGGTTCGCAACCGTGGCGCCAAGACCATGAGCAACGTCTATCTCCAGCCGGGCGGTGGCTTCAAACGCCGCTGGGGAACGCGCCGCCTTGCCGGTCTGGACAGCTTCTCCCGCCTTGAGACTATCGGCTACGGGTCCGACGACGCGCGGCTGCTGCTGTTCTCGGACGGCGGCTTTGCCTACCGCAACCTCGACGGTTCGCTGATCCAGTCGGTCGCCTCCTGCCCGTGGTCGGAGAACGACCTGCGGTCCATGCAGATCGCCATTGAGAGCGAGCGGTTCGTTGCGACCTCCCGGTCCTTCTTCCCGCAACTCATGACCCTGACGGCGGGCTCGTGGGGCCTTGCGGACTTCGCCTTTGCCACGGGCCTCGGCACGTCCAAGCGCCAGCCCTACTACCGCCTGGCCCCGCGTAGCATCTCCATCCAGCCTGACGCCTACACGGGCTCTGGCGTTGATATCGTGGCCAGTTCCGCTGTGTTCCTCGCCACCCATGTCGGAACCCGGATCCGCTACGCCGGGATCGAGATCCAGATCACCGCCGTCACGAACAGCACGAACGCCGTGGGCACCGTGATCGGTAGCCTTTATCCAACCATGGACGTGACGGTCGCGTCGAGTTCCGGCTTCCTTGTCGGGCAGTCCGTGTCGGGCCTGGACAGCGAGACGCGCGGCATTGTGTCGGCGGTCCCGAGCGGCACTGTGGTAACGGTCCAACTGCTGGACAGCTACATATCGTTTCTCGATACCGAGAAGCTGATTGGACCCACGGCCCAGACCGAGATCACGTCCTCTGCGACTAACGCAACACCGGCTGCTACAGTTGAGTGGGACGAGCAACTGATCAGTGCGGCGCGGGGCTATCCTGGCGCCTGCATCCTGCACCGCGCCCGCCTGCTGCTGGGCGACTTCCCGCAGGCGGTGAACGTCCTGTGCGCCTCGGCCATTGGCGAGATCACGGACTTTGACGTGGGCACGGGCGCGGACAACGACGCCATCGTCGAGAAGATCGGCAGCGATTCCTCGCTCCGCATCCTGCACTTTGGATCGACCGAGCAACTGCTGATCTTCACCGAGGCTGGGCCGTACTATGTGCCGGAACAGGTGGCCGCGCCCCTGTCCCCGACCAACCTCGAAATCCTCCACATCGGCCCGGAAGTGGCGGGCGATCCCCGGCCCCATCTGGTCAGCGAGGGTATGCTGTTCACCGAGGAGTCGAGCGGACGCATGATGGTCGTCGCGCCGACCGGCAACGTGCGCCGTTCGTGGGACGTGGCCGACCTGTCCGAACTGGCCTTCCACCTGGTGGGCACCCCCATCGAAATGGAGATCATGCCCGCTGGATCCGAGACGGACCGGCTGGTGATCATGCTGCGGGACGACGGCGAGATCAGGCCCATGACCTACCGGCGCGGGTCCGAAAACACCGCATGGGTCCAGTGGTCTACGGACGGCTATTGGGAGTCGGTCGTTCATGCCGCGGGGAACCTCTACACCTCGACCCGCCGGGTCATAGGCGGCGTGGACACATGGCACCTCGAAGTGTTCGACCCTGACGTCCTGGGCGATGGGGTCGTGACGCTGGCCACCACCACCACGCCGATCCTGGCCTATGCCGGGGCGACCGTGACGGCATGGAAGGACGGCGCCCGGATTGGCAACTTCACCGTCAACTCGTCGGGCGTCCTTCAGGACATTGATTCCGACTACGGGCAGATCGAGGTGGGCTTTGACTTCGACTCCGAGGTCGAACTGGTCCCACCCATCGACGGCGAGTTTGGCCTGAAGCCCAAGCAGCGCATCTGCCGTGCGTGGATCGACGTGAACGAAACAGGTCAATTCAAGGTCAACGGCTACAGGCCGAGCGGCTATGCCCACACGGAGGGCATTGGCGGTGCGATTGACCCCTTCACGGGCCAGCTCATCGTTCACATGCTGGGCCACCAGCGCGAGCCGTCACTGAGTTTGACGCAGGATCATGGCGAGCCGCTTGAGGTGCGCTCGATCACCATGGAGGTATCTTCCTGATGGACGCCGCAAAGACTTCCATCGACATGGGCTTGCAGTCCATGTCCTCCTACAACCAGGCTGGACAATACAAGAGCCAGGCCGACGCCGCAATCCGGTCCATCAAGGACGTGGACATGCAGGCCGCCCAACTGAGCGAGGCGCGGGCTCAGGCCCTGTCGTCCGCCCTTGGCACCATCGAGGCGCGGCGCGCTGCAAGCGGCCTCTCGCTGGATAGCCCCACGGCTATGGCCATCGAACGGCAGATTGCACAGTCCTCGCAGCGGGCCGGGCAGGTCACGAA